AACCTTGGATTTGATTACGTCAATGGTAGCAAGACAAGTCTTGATCCACTACGTCAGATGCTTGAGTTGTATGGTGATGACTTCACGCCTAACCTAAAGGTTGAGTGGGAAGACACTGACCTTGATACTATCCTTGCAATGACTGACCTTGAGTCACAGTGGACATTCAACATACCCACGTTGACACGTAAGGTTGAGGGCGTCAATGCAGGTCACTTGATTGAGGTAGGTGCTAGACCTAACACAGGTAAGACTTCGTTCCATGCTTCACTTGTAGCTGGTCCTAATGGCTTTGCTTGGCAAGGTGCTAAAGTAATTGTACTGTGTAATGAGGAAGGCTACCACCGTGTAGCTCACCGATACATCACAGCGGCTACAGGTATGGACAAGCATGAGATTGTAAAGAACAAGGCTAGTGCTATGACTACGTTCAATAAGATACGTGATAAGATTATGTTCAAGGATGCCACTGGTCGTGACATGAACTGGGTTGAGTCCGTATGTAAGTCATACAAACCTGACATAGTTATACTAGACATGGGTGATAAGTTTGCCCGTACTGCAGGGTTTGCACGTACCGATGAGGCACTCAAGGCTAACGCAATACAGGCTAGACAGATTGCCAAGCAACAGGACTGTGCTATGTTCTATATGTCACAGCTATCTGCAGAGGCAGAAGGTAAGGTTGTACTCAACCAAGCCATGATGGAAGGCAGTCGTACAGGTAAGGCGGCAGAGGCTGACTTGATGATAATGATTTCTAAGAACCCTACAGTTGAGGGACAAGAGGAAGAAGATAATCAACGTCACGTTAACATCGTCAAGAATAAACTGTCAGGTTGGCATGGTATTGTACACACAGACCTTGAGTATAAGACTGCGAGATATGTAGCATGATAACGCAAGAAAACATAGACACATTTAGCGATTACAATAAGACTTGCATAAAATGCTCTGTTAGTCTGGAGATGGGTAATAACATCCATGACTTTTGTGTGAATAAGAAGTGGTATCTTTGCAAAAGCTGCCATGACTCTACTCAAAACGGTAGTAGGATGTACGTTGATGGTAGATATGTATCTAGGACGCACCCATTACATAAAGCAGGGCGGTACAAATCGTTTGGTGATGCAGCCTTTAGTTCTTTAAGTAACTACGTCAATGTAAAGTTCGGATACGTGTATGCAATACGTAATCCAGCGTGGCCTGATTGGATTAAGGTAGGCAAGGCAGTTGACGCAGAGGATAGGCTAAGAAGCTATCACACAGGATCACCAATGCGTGATTACGAACTGGTACATTCAGTATACTTTGAGGATCGTAACGAAGCAGAGCGTAAGGCACACCTACTTGCGTCAACTAGGACTATGCACCCTTGGAACAAGCATGACAATGGTGAGTGGTTTAAATTGACACAACAACAGGCAATAGAAATATTAAAGGAGATTACAGATGATTGAAGTAACATACAAAGATCACATGGGTACTGACCTGTCTGTAGTTAATGCGGCACGTGTATCCTTTGGTAAAGAATCACAGTGGTCAGTTTTTTCTGATAATATATTAGAAGATAAAGATAGTAAGCTGATACATTACTTAGCAGAGCATAAACACTTGTCACCTTTTGGTCATTGCTTTGCATCATTCCATGTCAAGGCTCCACTGTTTGTAGCTAGGCAACTAGTCAAGCATAAGTTCCTACGTTGGAATGAGATCAGCCGTAGATATGTAGATACCCAACCTGAGTTCTATGTTCCTGATGCGTGGCGTGGTAAGGCAGAGGATAAGAAGCAAGGTAGCGATGGTGTTATAGAGGAAGCAACGCACCTCCTATACAGCAATAATGAGTTCTATGGTTGTATAGATGAGACAGACCCGTACTATCAATGTCTTCATTCCTATGAGGGTTTATTGAGACTAGGCGTGTGTCCTGAACAGGCACGTATGGTACTACCACAGTCTATGATGACTGAATGGTACTGGTCAGGTAGCCTTGACGCCTTTGCAGATATGTGCAACCTTAGATGTGCAGTAGATACACAGTTAGAAACTAGAATAGTAGCTAATGGAATCTCTAACAGGATGAAAGAACTATTTCCTGTGTCATGGGTTGCATTGAGATTGGAGAAGTAGGATGACTTGTTGGCATTGTAAATCAGAATTAATATGGGGTGGGGATCACGATATAGATGATGACGAAGACCATTCTATGGTAACAAATCTTTCATGTCCTACATGTAATAGTTTTGTGTTAGTATACTATCCGAAAGAAGAGGAGAAATAAAATGTGGGCAGTAATGTTTGAGATTGATAGTGGTGAATTTGTATATGACACAGGTAAGGATTCGTTTACAGCAAATGATCCAGTGAAATGGTTTACCAGTAAAGAAGAGGCACAGAAACGTGCAGACAAATGGAACACAGGTACAGTAGTGCCATACATCAGACCAATGACAGATGATGAACGCAGAAGCTCTGTACAACGAAGGGGATACCTATGACAACGGCAACATCAGCGGCAGAAATTAGATTGCACAGAGCAATGGTAGAAAACAATCTGACAATAGATGAAGCCATCATTGCTATGGAACAATTTAGGGATACCTTAAATATAGATACTTTAAATAATCACAACGAAGGGGTTGACAATCGTACCAAGATATACGATAACGACTTCACAATACTAGATGATTGGGACAGATGGACCGACTAAGGGGAGCGATACCGACATGAAACACTTAACCCTAGACGTAGAAAATACAGTGGTCAAACGCAATGGCAAGTTACACCTTGACCCGTTTGAGCCAGAGAATACATTGGTTATGGTGGGGATGCTAGATGATCTTGGGAACGAAAACATTATAACTTTCGATCACGCAGAGCAACAACCTACCACAGAGGGGCGGCGTATAGTACAAGACGCACTAGATGCTACCCCTCTACTTATTGCACACAACGCACCACATGATTTGCTATGGCTATGGGAGTCAGGCTTTGTATATGACGGTGAGGTATTCGATACCTTGTTGGGTGAGTACGTACTACAGCGTGGACAGAAGCAGCCACTATCCCTTGAGGCATGTGCTGAACGGTACGAATTAGATACAAAGAAACAAGACACATTGAAGGAGTACTTTAAGGATGGATATTCCACACGTGATATACCTCATGGTGAACTATCGGAGTATCTATCACACGATCTCCATGCTACTCAGCAGTTGTATAATGTTTTGCAGACATCGTACGAGGGATGCAGTTCACTAGTACCAACGATACAGTTGACCAATCAGTTAGCTATACACCTTGCACGTATCTATCAGCGTGGGTTCAAGGTTGACATGGATGCACTGATGCAGGTTCGTACTGAGTTTGAGCATGAGCGTAATGCATTGAGCATGGCACTTGAGGAGCAAGCCAGTGACCTTATGGGTGACAGACCTATCAACCTTAACAGCCCAGAGCAATTGTCTTGGGTAATCTACAGTCGTAAGCCACATGACAAAAAGATATGGGCAGATATGTTTGATGAACGTATGCCTGATGCAGAATACAAACGTAGTGTAGCTAGGTACAGCGAGAAGTTATACAAGCAGAAGGCACACCAATGTCGTACATGCAATGGCACTGGACAAACATGGAAACAGAAGAAGGATGGTACACAGTATGCTAAATCAAATAAATGTAATACTTGTAGTGCTAGTGGTTATACATTTACTGACAACCACAATAACATTGCAGGGTTAAAGTTTGCACCACCTAATGCTAAGTGGGTAAGTGCCAATGGCTTTGGTACAGGCAAAGACAATCTTGTATTCCTTGAGGGTATAGCCCGTTCTAGGGATATGAAAGATGCAGTTGTATTTTTACAGAATGTGCGTAGGTTGTCTGCAGTAGAGACTTATCTTAGCAGCTTCGTAGAGGGCATTGCTACACACGTAAAGCCTGATGGTATGCTGCACGTACGTCTACTACAACATCGTACTGGCACAGGGCGTCTGTCAGGTGCTGATCCTAACATGCAGAACATGCCACGTGGCGGTACGTTTCCTGTTAAGAAGGTATTTATCTCACGATGGAAGGGTGGTAAAATCATGGAAGCTGACTTTGCACAGCTTGAGTTCCGTGTCGCTGCCTTCTTGTCACAGGACATGACTGCCATTGATGAGGTAACTACAGGCTTTGATGTGCATAGTTATACTGCAAAAGTTATATCTGATGCAGGTCAGCCTATGTCACGGCAAGATGCCAAGGCTCACACCTTTGCTCCGTTGTATGGGGCCAGTGGGTTTGGTCGTAGCCCTGCAGAAGCGGCATACTACCAACAGTTTACGACAAAGTATTCCGGTGTAGCTGGATGGCATAAGGCTCTAGCCAAAGAGGCACTCAACACTGGTAAGATAACTACACCATCTGGGCGTGAGTTTGCGTTCCCTGATGTAGTAAGGCGAAGGTTCGGGGGTGTGACATATTTCACACAGATTAAAAATTATCCTGTTCAATCGTTTGCAACTGCTGACATTGTACCTATATCTCTGATATACATAGACAAGCTACTAACAGCAAACAAGTTACGCAGTTGCGTAGTGAATACGGTGCATGACTCAATAGTAATTGACATACACCCAGAAGAAGAAAGGAAAGTATTACGAGTAATACAAGCAGCAAACGATAAACTAATACCAATTGTCAATCGCAAGTGGGGCATAGACTTTAACATACCTTTATTATTAGAGGCAAAAATAGGTCCGAATTGGCTTGACACAAAAGATGTAGCGTGATATAACTATCACTCACCTGATCAAAAACAAGGAGACTAAATACATGAATCAAGTTACAACAATAGACACCAATAACTTTGCAGTAATGGCTCAAGCAATGGGCATGAACGCAGAATCACCACAGAATACAAGCAAGGCAAGTACACTTGCACGTTTACGGATACATCATACACCACTCATGGGCCAGCAAGAGGTCAAGGGTAAGATGAAGAATGTAGAGGTTATCTCAGGGGGTACATACAAGTTAGACATTCCTGATGGCCCTACATACTATGCAGAAGGTGCGACTATACGTCCATTCCTTCAGCGGTTTATGTACAAGAAGTTCATCAAGGGTAACGACAATACACCTAATCGTTTCCTCAAGACTGTCATGGCTAATGATCTTAATAATGACATGAAGGACAACGAGGGTGGCTTCAACTGTGGTAAACCTGCAGGGTTCATCAAGGATTGGGCTGCACTGCCTGATACTATGAAGGAACTAATCAAGTCAATCAAACGTGTTCGTGCATTGTTTGGTGTAGTTGAGTTGGTCAACCCGACAGATGAGAATGGTAATGCAGTCGAGGTAGATGCTACAGCGTTTATCTGGGA